TTAGGAATGTGTATATTTATTAATGACATTCTATATATAGGAGAATAGCAATGGCACAGTGGAGAAAAGTAGTAGTATCGGGGAGTACCGCCGAACTAAATCACATATCAGCAAGTGGAGATATTGTTCCAGTTTCTGATGCTGGATCAAGTTTGGGTTCGGCTGGATTAGAATGGGATAACTTATACATAGATGGTACTGCAAATATTGATAGTTTAGTAGCAGATACGGCAGATATTGATGGTGGAACTGTTGATAATGCTACTATCGGTGCTAATACACATACATCAATTAAAGGTACAACTATTGACGCAACAACTGATTTCACGATTGGTGGAACTGTTATTACTGATAACACAATCACAGATGATGGAACTCTTGTAATTGCTTCTACAACTGCTACATCTTTTAGTGATGGTAACATAACAAATGTTGGTGATATTGACGCAGACAGTATTAGTGTTGATGCCGCGGCCGTTGGGTTGAATATTGATGGATCTGGTGCTAATACTACCTTATTCAAAATAACAATGGCTGATAATCTTGCGGACGCCTTGAATATTAACGAGGGTGGAAATTCTTATATAAAGTTCATTACTACTAATAGTTCAGAACAGATTGTTGTTGGTAAGAATAGTACTTTTAATGGAACAACTATTGCAGATTTAGGTACGGTAACTACAGCCACATCAATTACTGCTACAGATTTAATTGGTACTAACGTTGATGGTATACTTGGTGCTGACACAGCCCGTGCAATTACAGGTACTACAATAGATGCAACAACAGATTTTACAATAGGTACAACGGTTATTACAGATGATTCAATAGTAATGACTCCAACAACCGATGATACGGTTACTATAGCAGCATCTACCAATGGTGCTTTGACTATTACTACTGTTGATACAAACGCAGCTGCAGCAAATCTTTTATTTACAATAGATGGTACTGCTGAAATTGCTACGGCTGGAGATATTACACTTGATCCAGGTGGAAATAATGTTTTACCAGGTGGAGATAGTGCAGATAGTTTGGGAGCAAGTGGAACTGCATGGGCTAAGTTATGGGTAGATGATATTGATTTAGCTGGTCAAGGTAGTATTTCAATGGGTGGAACAGCGGGAAGAATAGATTTAGACGCCGATGATGATTCTTCAATTAGGTCAGCAGCAGATGATGTGATTACATTTGAAGCAGGTGCAGTTGATATTTTAGAAATAAACGCTACATCTATTAGTGGTTCATCAATTTCAACTGGTTCCTTTGGTCACGTTAAAGCAACAACAATTGCTGGTGATGGGGCCGGAATTACAGGACTGACTTCAGCTGCTATTGATACGGTTGCTGCGATGACTAATAATTATGTCATTACTGCAACAGCGGGAACTGCAGTTACTGGAGAAGTCAATTTACAATTTGATGGTACTGATTTGGTAGTAGCAGGTGGTGGTAAAGTTGCTTTTAGAGATAATGGTGGTGAATATATTTATTCTGTTAGTGATAATGTTCTTGGATTAGCAGCAGGAAGTGAAATAGATTTAACAGCAACTACTGTTGATATAAATGGTTTAGTAGATATTAGTGGTAATTTGACAGTTGGTGGTAACTTGATTGTTAGTGGTGATACTACAACACTTTCTACAACTAATTTAGCAGTAGGTGACCAATTTATATTCGCAGCAACTGGTTCGGCTGGAACAAACGTAGACGCAGGTTTAATAGTCCAAAGTGGTTCATTCGTAGATAGTGGTTCAGCACTTTATCATGACATTGGTTCTGAAAGATGGGCAGTTGCAAAAGGGATTTCGTCAGTAACAACAGCAGTAACTCCAAAACAAATGGTGGTAACTACTGCAGTATCTGCTTCTTCACCTCATTCATCTTATGGTGAGTACGGTGTTGGTGAAATGTGGATTGAAACGGATACACAAGATATTTGGATACGAACTGAATAATTTAAATAAGAGGTTACACGATGGCTTTAATTAGCAAAGGTGGAGTTAAAATTATAGAGGGAAAAGCATATGTTCATCCATTGACAATCCCTGAATTAGAATTTTTATTAAAAATGGTAGCAGACGCAGGACACAAATTAGAAGATGTTCCAAAGGTGTTACAAGTAACAAAAAAATTACAGAGTGAATATAAGTTAGTTAAGGAACACTCTAACGAATAACTAATGTTGGCCCATCTCTTTGGCAGATGATGGGAAGTGGACTTTGAAGGAAGTAGCCAACCGCGATTAGGAGAATAATTTAAATGCCAAACTGGAAAAAAGTCATTGTATCCGGCAGTTCAGCCGAATTAAATCAAGTAACAGCCTCAGGTGGTATTCTATCAACCACTGGTTACTTTTCTGATTCTACAGGAATATATACTGATAAAATAAAAAGATATTCAGATAGTGATACTACAACTAAAATAATTCTTAATGATGAAATTTTAAAATTACATGCTGGTCATTCTACTGTTCCAGTATTACATTTAACAGGTGGTACAAATGGTATAATAAGTGGTTCATCAACTTCAACTGGTTCGTTTGGTCATTTGATTACTGATAAAGATGCACATATTGGTGAAGATTTATTGGCAGATGGTGATGTTGTAGCATATAATTCTTCCGATGTAAGACTTAAAGACAATATACAAGTTATTAAAGGTTCATTAGATAAAATAGATGGTATTCGTGGTGTAGAATTTGATTGGAATGATAAATCACCTGGGTGGGCTCAAGAGAGAGGACATGATGTTGGGGTAATAGCACAGGAAGTCCAAAAAGTCGTTCCTGAAATCGTGGTAGAAAGAAAAAGTGGTTACTTGGGAGTTGATTATAAACGATTAGTTCCATTATTAATAGAATCAGTAAAAGAATTAAGACAAGAAGTAAATGATCTAAAGAAAAAAGTGAATTAAGACAATTTACTTGATATTTATAGTATAGTTATAAACAATAATAATAAGGAGAAAAAGTTATGGCAGATCAAGAGACAAAATTCTCAGAAAAAGAATTGAAATCTTTACAAGACCTACAAACTTCATATCAACAGAAACAACTACAATTTGGACAGTTAGAGGTTCAAAGGTTGTTAGTAACACAACAATTGGATTCACTTGATAGTGCAAAAGCCCAATTAGAAGTTGAATATGGTGAAGTTCAAGAAACTGAACGAACATTGGTTCAAGACTTGAATAAAAAGTATGGTCCTGGAAATTTAGATCCAGCATCAGGAGTATTCACTCCTGCACCAGCAGCCGAAGTACCAGAAACTACTAAAGAAACTACTTAAATAATCTCCTCTAAACATATCGTTTGAGAAAGTTAGGCGATATTTATAGTAAATATTTATAGTCTAAAAACGACTAATTTAGTTATTTAAATTATAACAATAGGAGAAATAAAATGGCAGAAAGAATCGTATCGCCGGGTGTATTTACGCGAGAACGAGATTTATCATTTCTTCCTCAAGGAATTGCAGAAATTGGAGCATGTATAATTGGACCAACCGTTAAAGGTCCCGCATTTGTTCCAACGGTAGTTAGGAATTTCCAAGAGTTTGAAGAAATGTTTGGGTCTACGGACAAACGTTATTATACCCCGTACACGGTAGAAAAATATTTAGGTAGTCCTGGAACTGTTACGATAGTTAGGGTACTTAATACTGCAGGATATTCGGTTGATACTCTTGCAATTACAACTGGAGCATCTTCTGCAGCAACATACGCGAGTGCATCAGTTTCAATTACCAATATGGTTGATGGTAATAAATTTGCAATAACTGGTTCAGATGGAACTATTTATACATTTGTAGCATCGGATTCACCTGTACCAGATGATGTTGCAGCTGGAAACACATATTACTTTGTTGGTAGTGGTTCTGAAGGTGACAATTCAACAACAGGTAGTGCTTTAACAGTTAATTTATCAACTGAAATTAACGCAGTTAGTGGTATTCCAGTATCTACTTCATATTTAGATCCTGCAAGCTTAGTTGTATCAGCATCAGCTACTGGAACGGGTGGAAATAGTATTAAATTCCAATCTGGTAGTACACAGACAACTTTAGAAGGTGGTACAAATCAAGTTGGTGGTAAAGTACTCGCAGTATTGGCACCATCTCGTGGTGGTTCAAATGGAACTGTAGATTTAGAAGGTAGTACAATTAGTGGTACTTGGGCAGATGCAACACTTCTGGTGAGTGGTAGTAATTGGGGAGCTAAAGGAGTAGCAACCACATACGCTACATATTCATTTTCATTTGATACTGGAAGTACAAGTCCTCAATATATTGAAGATGTATTTAGTAAGGACGCACAAGTTCAAACTAACGCAGGTGGAAATACTCAACCAGCATATTTGTATAAGAACTTTAAATCACATCAGAATAGCTCGGGATACAGTTCGGGTGATACATTGAGTGTAGTAGATGGAAGTACGAGTTTAGCAATAACATATCAAAATGCATCTACACCTTATATTCAATCACAGTTAGTAAGTGGGGCACGATATAACTTATTTAAAGTTAAGAGTCGTTCTCACGGTTCTGATGTGAATAGAAAGTATAAGATTAGAATATTGAGTGTTAAGAAAGCTGGTACAATTGCAGGTAGTGATTATGGTTCATTTTCATTACAAGTAGCACAGACTGGATTTGATGATAATTTATTAACCCAAAATAATGTTTTGGAACAATTTGATAATTTGAGTTTTGATCCATTAAGTCCTAATTACTTTGCAAAACGGATTGGTGATAGAGATGTAGATATAGCATCAGATGGTAAACTCACTTACAATGGTGATTGGCCAAATATGTCTAAACATATTTTCTTATCTAACTATTCAGCAATAGCAGACAGTGAAGTACCAAAAAGTGTTGTTCCTATGGGACATGCAGCAATTAATAATCCATTTGGTAGTGATGATTCAACAATTCCGTCAGCATCATTTAAACGGAATCAGTTAAATTCAAATGATACTTTCGAAGCAGATACAGTATATTATGGTTTGGATTATGATAACGCTAACATAGGTGCAAGGGAAGATATAGAACAATTCTTAGCCCCAGTAAATAGTTTTGGTGATGGTGCTAATATGTCTATGAGTTTAGAAGATATGTTAGGACATGCAGATGCTTCAACACTTGGTGATACTTATTCAGACGCAACAGAAAGAGTAACACTTGCATTATCTCATGTTAGACAGAGAAAGTTCGTTGTTCCATTTCAAAGTGGATTCGATGGTGCTAATCCAGCAGTTCCTAAATATACAGCAGCAAATATTGTAAGTACAAATACACAAGGATTTGATTGTTCAACTTCTTCTACAGCAGGTACAACTGCATATAAGAAAGCAATTAACGCAATCAGTAATCCTGATGAGTTTGATATCAATATGTTAGTAACACCTGGTGTTATTCATGGATTACATTCATCTATAACTAATCACGCAATATCTAAGTGTGAAGCTCGTGGTGATGCATTCTATATTATAGATTGTGGTATTCATGGTGGAACAATAGCAAGTGCAACTTCGACTATTAACGCACTCGATACTAACTACGCAGCAACTTATTACCCTTGGGTAAAGATTATTGATAGGAACACGTCACTTCCAGTTTGGGTCCCACCTTCAGTTGTGTTACCTGGTGTTATTTCTTACACCGATAGTGTAGCACACGAATGGTTCGCACCAGCAGGTTTGAATCGTGGTGGATTACAAGCACAAGGAGTAACGGAAGCACAAACAAGATTGACTCACGCCGAAAGAGATGAACTCTATGAAGCAAGAGTTAATCCAATCGCTTCATTCCCAGGTCAAGGTGTTGTAGTTTGGGGACAAAAGACCTTACAAGGTCGTCCATCAGCACTTGATAGAGTGAATGTTCGTAGATTGTTGATTAGATTGAAGAAGTTTATCGCTTCGTCAAGTAGGTATTTAGTATTTGAACAAAATACTGCGGCTACAAGAAATAGATTCCTTAACATTGTGAATCCATTCTTAGAGTCAGTACAATCTAATAGTGGTTTATCCGCATTTAGAGTAGTAATGGATGATACCAATAATACTCCAGATGTTGTTGATAGAAATCAACTTGTTGGTCAGATATTTATCCAACCAACACGGACAGCCGAATTTATTGTATTGGACTTTGTTGTATTACCAACAGGAGCTACATTCCCTGAATAAGTCTAATTGATAGATTAATTAAACAAAAACCCCTCTATTTTGAGGGGTTTTTTGTTGCCCGATATATTTATATATGAAGTTAATATAAAACTTCAAAAAAACTATGAAAAATGAATATGATGATTTTTTACAAAATTGATATTTATAGTTGAAGAATTAAACTTATTGGAGATTAAAGATGCCAGAACTATTAGATCCTTCAGAAATAATGTTCACACCGTTTGAACCGAAAACGAAAAATCGGTACATCATGTATGTTGAAGGTATTCCAGCCTATCTTATTAAAACAGCTAATAGACCTACAATAGCATTTGAAACTATTGAACTTGACCATATCAATGTAAAACGATATGTTAAAGGTAAAGGTTCTTGGGATGAATTAGAAATTACTTTATATGACCCCGTTGTTCCAAGTGGAGCACAGGCAGTTATGGAATGGGTAAGGTTAGGTCACGAGTCCGTAACAGGTAGAGATGGATATTCAGATTTTTATAAAAAAGATGTAACAATTAATGTATTAGGACCCGTAGGTGATAAGGTTGAAGAGTGGACACTTAAAGGTACTTGGATTACCAACGCATCATTTGGTGATTTAGATTGGTCAAACGCAACAGATCCAGTTGATGTAACTTTGACACTTAGATACGATTACGCTATCCTACAATTCTAAGGAGAAAAAAATATGAGTTTTATTACACAGATGCTATCAGATGATGCTAAAATTTCAAGTAAACGATTTATAGGATTTGCATCTTTCGTAATGTTAGTTTGTTCTTGGGGAGCAAATACATTTGGTGGATTTGATATTAAAGACCAAATACTTCAATGTTTTATGTACATTACAGTAGTTGGGTTGGGTGTAACAGCAGCCGAGAAATTTGCAGCACCCAAACAATAATTTTGACTGGGTATCTTAGTTGATACCCAGTAAAGTTTTATAATTGGTTATATTGTATAGGTTACTATTCAATAAAAAATACAAGGAGATAAAACATGGCAGAAGATAAACGCCAGTTTCCAACAGAGATGGTAAATTTGCCTTCTAAAGGAGCACTTTATCCAAAAGAATCTTCTATATCAAAAGGAGAAATTGAGGTAAAGTATATGACAGCAAAAGAGGAAGATATTTTAACATCACAAAATCTTATTCGTAAAGGATTAGTAATTGATAAATTGTTGGAATCATTAATAGTAGATGAATCTATTAATTTAGATGAAATTCTTATTGGTGATAAAAATGCATTAATGGTAGCATCAAGAGTATTAGGATATGGTAAAGATTATGAATTTGAAACTAATTGTCCTGCGTGTGGTGAAAGAAATAAAGATAATATTGATTTGACATCATTGAAGGATAAAGAAATAGACCATTCAGTATTTAAAAATGGTATAAATGAGTTTGGATTTGATCTTCCTTCTTCTAAACGAAAAATTACATATAAAATTCTTACACAGTTAGATGAACGTGAAATTGATGCAGAACTTAAAGCTTTAAAAAAGATTTCAGGTGGAAGTAATGTAGATCCTGAAATAACGACACGATTAAAAAAGGCAATACTGTCTGTTGATGGTAAGTCTGATATTACTTATGTTAATAATTTTGTAGAAAATGAATTTTTATCACGAGATTCTTTAGCATTTAGAAATCATT